CGTCAACTTCACGAAGGTGCATCCGTGCGACATCCTTGAGCCATTCCATACGGTCAGCGGTAAATTGATCCGGGTTGACGGTATACCGCGCCCACAGCGCATCGCAGAGTTTGAGGCGGTTGTACGGGTTAGGCTCAAGGCTGTTCCAATGCCGCTCCGATTGCGCGTTGTTCCACGCCAAAGCCTCGGCTTCAGCGGCTAATTGCTTGTCAGATTTGACCGGCTTTTCGCCCAATTTGGGTTTAGCAGTTTTAAGGTCAAAAAGACCCTGCCATTGGTTGGAAATGCTCTGGTTGACCACCTCGGCTTGATCTTTCCCGAACCGAGCCAGTTTGACCTGCATGGCGTGTTCCGAAGCGGTTTTGATCGGTTTCCGTATCGCCTTGCGGTACGCCAACCACCTGTCCCAAGCCTCAACGTCTAGACCTTCTACCATGTTGGAGGACTCCAGTTCCCGTGCGCTTTTTTAATTCCAACAATTTTCAAAATGTCCCGAAAATTTTGGCCTTCCTGCAAACCAAATTCTTCGCGCATTTTTATTTTTCTAATTTCCCAACTATCGGCTTTTGCTATTTTTTCTAATGCTTTTTGCATTGCCACTTCATCGTAGTTCGGAACTCGCAAAACCAAAATTCCACTGCGATAAAAATTGTATTCGTCGCGGATTGAGTCGTAGACCTTATCGTGGGTCATACCATCAATTTCTACCGCTATGCCAAGTTCATGACACCAAAAATCAAACAACCGACAACCCCAAATTGTTTGCCCATTCCATTTGTGTCCAGTCGTTTTTAATTTTTGCTTTGCCCAAACTTCGGCTTCAACCGTTTTGCTCTTGTTCTGTTTCTGCCTTTCTCTCATGTAGTTGGCTTGGTCACTCCGTACTATCCATCTCATGCTTTTACCCCTAATGCTCGGAAGCCCGGAAATGACCCCCCTACCCCCCTTAAATCGGAAGGTAGTGAGGTCATGCCTAAATGCCCGTATAGCCACGGTGTTTAGACCCGCTGGACTTTGGTAAGCGGTGTCCAGCCCGACCCAAATGATCGGCCCTCCGCTGACAGATTTGGCCCATGTCAAGGGGCTGCGTGTTTGGGTAGTTGACAGGGCTAGAACAGCCGGTCAAAATCTCATCACGCTTAACTACTAACTTCAGCGTAAAGCCTCTAACGAGGCACGTCAAGCCCCCGTTGCCCCCGCTCGGGGGTTTGTCGTTTGTAGGGCCATATAACCGCATTAGCGGCCTTTGGGGGGCTTCACCAGCCCAGCCTTGTACTGCCAAACCCTCTGCTGCGGCACCTTGCCTAACCGTATCCAGCGCGATACCGCAGGGGGCTTTACCCCGAACGCCCGAGCAATACCAGCCGGGGAGCCAAATTTCTTGAGTGCTGTGTTGATGTTCATGCCGGTATGTTAACCTTCGTAAATTATTTTTTCAAGGGGGGCTTGACATGGCTTGTAACCTGTGTTAATATACGCTCATACGCTAACCACAAAGAGGTTTGTATGTCGCAGTTAATTCGTATTCCTTGGAAGTTTTACATGGATCATTACGAGCGCGGCTTGCCGACACCCGAGGATGTTCGTGGAACAAAAACCCACGTTTACATTAACGCCGACGACCCGCACCTCAATTCGTTATGGTCTGACGCAGAGTTTTACGCGCACAAGTTCGGCCCCGATCTTTGCCCATCAATCAAAGCCAGCGCCAAGGCTACGCTTACCGCCATAAACAAGGTAGTTGACGAGCGGAAATAACTTCGGTTAATATATCCCTCGTTGACAGAAACAACGGAGCAACAGATATGTCTCACACCGCTACCACAGAACTCTACTTACTCGGCACCTACTGGTGCGTAGAGATTGATTTCCACTACGACGCTTACGACAACACCGAAGAACTAGAAATTGAGGCCGTGTGGCTGATCGGGTATTACCCCGAGGCTGACGGCAAAGAATACGTCTCTTGCCGCATCAAGGCCGATAAGTATGCGCTGACCGGCGCTGAAGAAGCCGTGTTAGAGAAAGCCGTGCGCGATTACATCGCCGCCTCTGCCCGCGAAGCGTTTGACGATTCCCACTCTTACGAGGACTGACCCATGCGAAACATAGATCGTTTCATCATCTTGTGTATTGCCCTAACCGTCGTGTTTTTGATGGCTGCAACCGTAGACAAATGCGACGGTGGTTGCACGGTTGCGGAGGACGCACGCAATGGAAACTAACCCTTGGGACGATGACGGCAGTTGGTGGCATCAGCAGGACTTGGAATTACAGCAGCGGGACGAAGAAGAACGGATTGAACGATGCAACGCTGCACTCGCTGAACTGACCAGCATCATTAACGAAGAATTGACAAAGGTGGGTTATGAGCGAATTACTAAAAATTAACGTCAACGAACACACCGAACGTAAGGGCAACCTTACTTATTTGAGTTGGGCGTGGGCGTGGGCAGAGATGCTGAAACTTGACCCAAACGTGCGGTACACGGTTCACGAATACGACGGGATGCCGTTGTGTTACCTGAAGGATGGAACCGCGATGGTCAAGGTATCGGTGGAATTTCGGGAAACGATTAAGACTTGCATTTTGCCGGTGATGGACAATCGCAACCGCCCAATCGTCAATCCCGATTCGTTTGCGACAAACACGGCAATACAACGAGCCGTCACAAAGTGCTGCTCGTTATTTGGATTGGGTTTGTACTTGTACGCGGGAAGTGACTTGCCCGAGGGCGAGACTCCACAAGTTGACCCCGATTTGGTCGCGCTGATCGCGGGCGCTGCATCGCTGGACGAATTGACCAAGTTGTTTAAACGTCTAACCAAAGAGCAGCGCATGACGCACATAGATGCGTTTACCGCCCGCAAGAAGGAACTGACTACGCCCCCGGAGGTTGCATGACCCGCGACGACATCATCCGACTAGCGCGACAGGCTGGGCTGCATTACTTCTATGACAGCGAAGGGCATTGCGGCGGAATAACAACTGACAAAATTGAAGGCGACGAAAACGATGCTGCGTTAGTTGCGATGCTTGCCCCATTCGTCAAGCTCGTTGCTGCAACCGAGCGAGAACGATGCGCGTGGGTGGCGCAAAACGGGTACGCATCAAACGCTCGTGATATTGCCGCCGCCATCCGTGCGAGGGGTGATGTATGAGCAAGGTAGATGTAGCAGACCGCGTTCGTATCCGAGCGATGAAGGCTTGCACTAGTGGTGACATGGAACTGTTTAACTTGTTGGTGGAAGTTCTTAATCGTTTTGAATCGACCAACCGTTTCTATGGTACGCCTTTAACAGCACTTGGCTTAACTGTTCGCATACATAACATCTTGGAACGTGACGGCGTGTACAGCGTTGAGCAGTTGAAAGAAGTATCAAAAATAGATCTTTTGAGGATGCCGGGAATGGGCGAGAAAGGTTTGCGCGAAGTTGAAGATGCTTTGCAGTGTTGGAACAACACAAACCAATCTGAACAGGAGCAACCGCGATGAACCGCGACGACATCATCCGACTGGCGAAAGAAGTCGATGCAGAGATAAGCGCCTTTATCGATTACCACTATGACCAAGAAATGGTTGTGTTTAGTAAAGGTCAACTTGAACGCTTCGCCGCCCTCGTTGCCGCAGCCGAGCGGGAGGAATGGATTGCCGTTGCAGAGAAAGCGCTAGAAGCCTTGGAACTTAGAACGCAGACAGTTCGCGTTGCCGATGAAGGCAGAGACTACAAACTAACAATGTCTGCTATCACCGCCCTCCGCGCCGCCATCCGTGCGAGGGGAACATGAAAAAGGCAATAGTCACCGACCGATTACAGGGGCCGCAGCAAGCCGACCGCGAAGGATGGTTGCAAGCCCGGTTGGGCAAAGTGACCGCCAGCCGTGTGGCTGACGTGATAGCGAAAACAGCCAAGGGCTATGGCGCATCACGCGACAACTACATGGCGCAGTTGGTGTGCGAACGGCTGACGGGCAAACCCACCGAAATGTACAGCAACGCCGCGATGGAGTGGGGTACGCAGACCGAGCCGCAAGCACGGGCCGCGTATAGCGCCAAGACAGGCGAGTTGGTGGAGGAGGTGGGGTTTATCCCGCACCACGACATCCCCGGCTCTGGCGCGTCCCCAGACGGTTTTGTGGGCGAGGGGCTGATAGAGATTAAGTGTCCGAATACCGCCACGCATCTGGAGTACGTCCTCGCGGGTAAGCCGCCCGAGAAGTACATCACGCAGATGCAATGGCAGATGGCGGTGGTGGGTGCGCCGTGGTGTGACTTTGTGAGTTACGACCCGCGCTTGCCCGAGCATTTACAAATGCTGATTGTGCGTGTGGCGCGTGACGCTACACGCATCGCAGAGTTAGAGGCCGAGGTGCGTAAGTTCCTTGGTGAGTTGGAAGATAAACTGAAGCAACTGGAAAAGGTGAAATTGTGAACAATCAATACGACAACAGCGGTGTCCTCTTTAAGAACGACAAGGGCGACAACCCAAAGCGTCCTGACTACCGAGGCAGCATCGCGGTCGCGGGCGTGGACTACAACATTTCGGGCTGGATACGCGAGAGCAAGAAGTCGGGCGACAAGTTCCTGTCGCT